AAATTTCATCGGAAATATCATCAGGGATTTCAGACAAATCTACTAATGCTTTGTTGCGCATATATCCAACAAGCATTTCTTCAGTGCAGAAATCTTCGGGTTCGAGTTCTGCCCATTCTGCTAACTTTAAACGAGAAATTGATTTCTGACGTTTACCCGAAACGAAAGTATCAGCAGGTGAAAGGAAATTAGGAATACCATCACCACGGTCCCCAAGCATAATATGTTCTCGTAAATATCGTTCCGGATTATCAACACAAACATCCTTCTTGAGGATGGGATTATAGTTATCCACATTCCAGTATTTTTGAAGCTGAACAAAATCCTTATCACCAGAAAGAATTAATATTGGTTTGCCTTCGTCGCGATTCGTTTCACCAAACTCATGACAAAGAGTCCCAATAATATCATCAGCCTCCGCATGAGGAACCTGAATTACAAGATATGGCATATTTTCTCGAAGTTCATCACGAATGTTATTCAAAGTAACAAAAATAGAATTCCAATCAAGCGAAGATGTTTGACGATCCTTTTTACGAGATGCTTTATAATAAGGAAAGATATCCTTCCGCCAATAACCTGTATCATCACAGCAAATTACAAGTTCGCCATACTTTGGGCGAAACATTCCTCGATATTTCTTCAGACTATTAAGAACCATATGCCGAACCAAATCCTCTTCCACAACTCCGTCCGAACGTTTCAGTTGTATCATAAGATTCGAAATCATAACCTGATTTAAATCAACTAAGATCATTTTATTCACACTTATCCATTATTATATTATATAGGGGAGATCCCCAATTGTCAAGCTAATTTATCGCGAATAGTCCTGTGGGACAACTGATTTCAATTGGATACCACCCGTGTTCGGGACAGCATCGATATTGCCCTTCACCGTTTCCATATCATGCATCTGTTGAATAAAGATCAAAAATCTATCCATTAAGGCTTCCGCGTTTGCCATTCCACTAGGTTTCCCCAAAGGAATACAAAACACCTGTGCAGCATCATCTTGCTTTAAAATAATTTGTCTTGATTTACTACACTCGCCCATGGTGTTAAACTCACTTCTTTCATTCACCTCTACGCCACCAAGCATAGCAATAATCATCATTGCCTTTAACATTTCAAACACTCCTTATAAACATTAGGCACTTTCCAAGGTGTGAACCAAATTGTCGAAAGACTATAGGAATTCACACCTGCATTTCTATAGTCTCGTACATCCTGAGGAGTATATATCCCACCACCTGCTATTAAAGCAGACCCCCGTAACCCCATATTGGCAACATTTTCTACCAACGGAAGGTTTATCCTTTTTAATTGTTTTCCACTGATACCACCCTTTTCTGTTGGAATGGTATTGGACAAATGAAAAACCTTTATTCCAAGATCATATAATTTAGAAATATAATCAGGTTCAACAGTAGGACTCAATTTAACTTGAAGATATATAAAACGATCAACAAATCTTTTAATATCATCATCTGATATACTATAACTCCCAACATTTGGGCAACCTATATTCAGTTCTATCCTACTCAATCCCGGTGCCTTTTCAATAAAAGGAGACCAATCGCTATCTATCGCTGCAATAGAATATATTGAATCCCTGTCACAATCATCTTTTATGTTAACCACTCCTGGATTACGAAACCCAATTTGATTTATCCATCCCCCTCGAACTGGTCTGAGGGTGCGGAGTGTTTGCATAATCAATCCTGAACGTCGTTCCCAAGTGAACGTCCCTTTAATCCGAATACACCTTTTATATCCAATATAATTACCAAATGGGGGAGAAATAAATACCGACATATTATTCTGTGTTCTCCCCTTCTTCTTTCCTTTTATCTACCTGAGCAACCATTTCTTTTAGGAACGGTAACATAGGGTGATCTAAATCAAGAGTGTTGAAAACTGACGCCCGAAGACACTCAATTGCCAAAGAAAAATATTTATCAAAATCATCAGATTCAACATCAATTCCATCTAATGCAAATATTTGTAAAAGATGATGGGCATGAAAATCAACCATTTGTGTGAGAAGGTCGCGTTGGGTTGCTTCGACCGATTCTTTATCCTTAGTCAAAGGGACAGTAATCTCACGTATGATAGCGGATTTAGGAAACTGAATTAAATTATTGTTTGCTGAATTATCCATATGAATACCACCATATCCATATCGATATGAAGACGATGCTATATATGATGCACCAAAAATAAGCACACCCAGCAAATTTATTATACCATTTCATCTATTGAATTACCCTCAACAATACCGTCGCATTATTTAGTCGACCATTACAGGTTTTTGTTTTAGTAGTGAGTTCATTGAACCGCTTGATGATCGCCTTCGGACCACCGGAAAGGATCTGGTTTAATGACTTCTCTGGATCACGAAGCGTCTTATGTTTAGACAATGCCTCATCATAATTCTTAAGAGATGTGCCACTAAAAGTAAGACCACCACGGTCAAGAGCAACGTAGTGAAAGAGTGCCCTGTATTTTGTGTTGTATGCCCAAAGTTCGGATGATCCTATAACTTTGGCAGGGTCCACACTCGCTATCTTCAAAGAAGGTTCCTCTTCCATATATTGAACCTTCTTAATCACCTGCTGGACAGACATAGGTTTCTTTTTCCTGGGTGCCTGTACCTTGCGTTTATTGGTACCAAACGTACGAGCATCTTCGACGATCATGGTCAAAAAATCACACAGCTGACCTCGCTGTTTCTTAGTCATCCACTTATAACCCTCATTGATCTGATCATCCTCACGTGAAATTGCCAGTTTAGCTTCATCCAGCACGGGAACATAATAATCACTTATCTTTGAGGCAATCATAGGTTTGATTTCAGATCTTTGCAACCAATCGTACATGGAAAACTCGCTTTTAAATTTCCCATTCACAAAATTGTCAAGCTCTTCTTCGAGTTCAGCAATATGTTCATTCGCCACATCTCGGACACGATCTTGGATGGATATCACTTTAGCAGAATTAGGAGTCGCCTGTACCTTTTCCTTCTTCTTTTGTGCACCAAGAGATTTAAATCCACTAAGTTGATCATCCAACCACTCCTTAGTGTCCGGAAGTCGTTCTATATCCAACCCATTTTCAATCATCTTACACGTAGCAGCAACAGTGTGAAAACGATATTCATCCAATGATGAAATTAATGATATGGTCTTTTTATTCGTTTTGATGGATTTTAGGTATTTCACAACAGCTGGTTTCAAGCTCCGTTTATCCAGCATATAATTATACCAGTTATATGCGCGACCCAATTTAGAATTTAATTCATCTGGTTTGAGTTCATCCTGATCCTCCCAAGAAGGTTCCTCCCCATAAAAGACGTCAACATGAATCTTGTTCGGTCGTTTGGATTTCAATGCTTTCTTCATGTGTCTTCCTTTGTCTGCAGCTTGCGCTTGGCATCGCTACGATCGCGCTTGTTCATTTTCTTCTTGTGGTGCTTGGCGTCCCAGATATCGTCCCAGCCGGAACGATAGCTATCGCTCCGGACATTTGAGAAATAGCCGTAATGGACCTCGGACGCACCGCCGACGGACTCCCTTGCGGATGCCTCGGATTTGCCACTCTTCAACAGACTGCTCCTCTTGTCAATTTTCAATCATAACCTATTATACTTCATGAAGCCTCAATTGTCAAGGGCTAATTTTTCCTTTTTATTCAATGCGCTAGAACGTCCCGCATGATACCCTGCGTACCATGACATGCCCGCACACATAGAGATGAATAAGATATGAAATATGACCATTCCTACACTCATATCAACCTCCTAAACTTTGCAAGAATCCTGTCCATTGGGTGGCACGTAGATCCCAATTGTAAAAATTATTAACGTACATCGCCTGAAATTTCAGCTTATTCTGTACATTTTCCTCCCAATGGATTTCTAATCCAGCATTAAGGGCATTCGCGAACGTATTGGCATGTGTATTGACATCCTCATGCCAATTATACATAATACCAAAATTACTAAGAGTTTCAGGTATAGCAGCAAAATTGGGAGCGACTACCGAACATCCTGCACTCATCGCTTCTATGATAGAAATCCCACTCGTCTCTGGCCATATATTTGGATAAGCATATATATGCGCCTTCTTGAGTGCCTCACGAATAACCTCGTTTGGTTGATAACCATGATAAGTGATATTAGGATGGTTTCTGCATTTATCGAATAACTCTTTATATTGTGCATCTCGATCCGCCCATCCATAAATTTCAAAAGATGAATAAACATCAAGATGCAATTTAACATCATCTTCCC